GTCCTTAAGCTTTTTATTAAGCTCAGTTACGTCTTGAACTGCTCCTTTCGCACCTTGACTAACATCATTGAAACCTGCTTTTGCATTGGCACCAGACGCGCGAACCTGATTTAACTCTGCGTTTGTTTGTTTAACAGCTTTTGAGTTTTCATCTACTTTCTTCTTGCTATCAGCCAGCTGGTTAATTTGATCCGAACTGATGAACGAAAGTTGATTTAATATATGGAAAGCTTGGTTTACATCAATAACGCCAGTTTTTAATTCTGCCCATATTCGATAAGCTTCAGCACTTTGCTTATTGTTGTCAGTGATAGACTGAGTAAGTAACAAGAACTCGTTCTGAGACTTCGATAGTTGAGCATTCTGCAAGCTTAGTTGCTTTGTCAGTTCACCTTCCGCAGCACGCTTCTGCGCACCTTCGAGCTTCATAAGTTCATCAGCTGCCATGCCTGCATAACGCGATTGCTTCTCAAGCATATCATTGGCTTTATCGCCATTGTCTCGCATTAATAAATATCCAGCTGCTAAACTTGCTACTGTAATCCCAATACCAACTGGACCACCAAGTAAACCTAAAAGCCGTGATCCTATCCCTACACTAGCCGCACCTGCCGCTGCCGATCTAGCTTGTGCTGTTGCCAGTGCACCTTCCGCTACTGCCAACTCTCTAGTAACTTGAGCCTCAATTTTCTTTAACTCAGCCATACGAGTTAATGTCGCTGTTCTGCCTTTTTCAGTAATTTGAGATTTAAGGCGCTGTACTTCTAGAGCTTTCTCAGCCGCAATAGCAGCTAAAGTTGCTTGAGTATTTGCAACAACGGCTTGAGTGCTAATTACTTGTTGAGCAGCAGCAGCGCGCTCGGCCTGAATTGCAGCATACTGCGTTACGGTTTGAACCGCTAATTCCTTCGTTTTTGCAGCTACAGCAACACCAGAGGCATAGATTGCTGGAATGTAGGTTCCAAGCCAGTATGCGCCTCCAACCATCATTGCG